TAGATATTACAGGAAGCGTAGCCGCCAAGTGTGTTATTCAAGCAGATAAAGCTGGTGTATACGGCAACCCTATTGCCAGTAAGTTAAGCACAACACCTTCAGATGGTGGTGTACTACCTGTAATTAGATTTGATGTATCTATTGCAGACTCATATACTGCAAACATAACTCACCCTACATCCTTTAGCTCTTCACCTAACCTTACAGATACACTTGCATGGACAGGAAGTACAAGTGTAACTAAAACTTCTGTGTCAGGAATGTCAGCTTATAATGATGCAAAAGTTGTAGTGGATAGTACCACTATCTTTAACCTAACTCTTGCAGGTTCAACATGGTTCTCTACTGCATCAAGTGCAGTCTACGGTTCAGCTAAACCTTTGCCGGGAGGTACATACACTGCAGTTGTACAGGCTACTTGTATTGCTAAATAAACTAATCATAGCGTTTATGGGTTGGGCTACTGTTGTTTCTGCACATGAAATGACACCAGCCTACCCAATGTTAAAGCCTACGTATGTTGCAGGTGTAGTTAAAGCAGAGATGTCTTTGTTTAACTCACGAGAAGATGTAGAGTATTATCAGATAGATTTGTTTGATTTAAACTTTACAAACCTACCATTCTCATCTAAGTATAGGATCATTAAAGTAGGTTATAAAGAACGTAAAGATTTTATTGTGTATATACGTGAGTTAGATTTAGATGAAGCTACATATATTTGTACTACATCAAAGGTAAGAAAAAAGACAGACTCAAGAACTTTGGTTGTCTCTAGGATATGCTCACGTATTGATGGTGAGCCAGCATGAGATTAGCATTGGCATTATGTGTCGTAGCTAGTTCAGTAGTAGCTGAGAGTAACAACCTAGCTCTAACACTACCTAACCCACCAATGAACTATCAGTCAGATAGATTTAGGGCAGGTAACTTAGACTGTAGTAATGCTGTAGGTGGTGGTGTAAACTTAGAGTTTGGTGTTACAGGTGTAGTCAACAATGTAGGTGGTACATTTAATCCATCAAGTTTTGGACACCAAAGTAAGGATGTAGGGTTATATGCCCGTGTTGTTATACCTCTTGATAAACCTAAGTCTCGTATTAATTGTGACGACTTGTATCAGGTAGAGTTAGCTCAACGTAGATTAGAGATACAACAACTACGTAATGAGCTAGAAGCATTGAAGAACCTGCAACAGACAGGTGGTATGGACTTTGAGAACTAATGGTAGATTTAACAAACGTTGAAAGCCTAGCTGACAAAGAAGTAAAAGCTGGTGGTGTAAAACTAACAGCAAGTTCAGTACTAGCTATAATAGCTTTCTTGTCTACAGTAGTTGGTGGTTTGTACGGTGGCTTTACTCTATACCAAAAGATAGAAGAAGTTGCAGGGTTAGACTTAGGTGCATATCAGCAACAGATGGATGTAATGGATGCTAAAGTATCTGGTATATCTGAGAAGGTTGAAGAAAGTGTAGAATACACTAGAGATATTAAGAATGGTCTGAAAGATGATCTGTTACGTATCGAACAACAGACTGATAGAGTAGAAGATATGGTACGTGATAATGAAGACAAAGTACGTAAGATGATTGATGATGCTGAGGTACGATTTGAGAATCAAAGAGAACGTGTAAGAGTATCACAGACATCTTCCATGAAAGAACTAGAAGATAGACTCAATGCTAAACTACAAAGAGCACTAGATAACCCTTTAGCTGACTGAATTAACTTGACTTTTTAGTGTTTTTGAGTTAAACTAGTGTAATGCAAATAGATAATAATAAAGCTCTAGCAGATGGTTTAGAATTATTTAGACAAAGTAAATGGCATAAGGTTTATAATGTAGAAGACATCTACAGATATCTAATAGCTCCTATTAAACATAACCGTATTCGTATATACTATCAAGACAACAAGCCTGTAGGTTTAATAACATGGTGTTGGTTGAATAAAGAAGCAGGTAAAGATTTTCTTAATGACGAATATTATATTACAGAAGAAGATTACGTAGAAGATAGTAAGCAAGAGCTTTGGGGTATAGAGTTTATAGCACCCTATGGTAATACAAGACAGATTATGTCTATGTTACGTAAAGAATATCACAATACCTACACAAGAAAAGAAAAGATAAACTGGCGTAGACTGCACGATTCAGCCACCAGACATACTAAGAAAGTTTAAATTATGAGCAGACATCTTTATAACCCTCTTATGCCAAGTGTTCACTTCCTGGATCAGGCTGTTTTTGGTGGCGGTGGAGGTGGTGGTGAACAACAACAACCAGTTACTTATACCTCATCTAAACCAGAATTAGAAGGTCAAGTTTATGAATCAGAAGCAGCTATGAGAGCTGCTGAAGCGGTAGTAGATAAAGATGCAGCTGCTATTGTGGAGTATGTAAAATCTTTAAATGCAGCAGTATCTAATGTTACTGGTGATGGATTAGATACTATAGCTAAAACCGGTCTACAAATACAAGCAGCCAACGCTACACCAAAACCTGGTGTAACATATGGTGCAGAAAAAATATCTGCAGCTTTGAATTCTAAACTTGCTACACTAAATAAAACTATGCAAGATGCTCAGAGTGGTGGTGCAGCTGACTTAGCTACAGAGACTCGTGAGTTAGTTTCTCAAGCTATTACTGATCCAGGTTCATTAGCTAAATCACCTGATGTTTCAACTGTAGATACTAACCTTGCTGGCAGTACTATTGCTACAGGTGAAGGTGCTGTTACAGGTCCAGCAGTTATGTATGCTCCAGCTACTGTAGATTCTACTAGTGTAGCCGAAGGAGCTTCTCCTGTTACTGCTTCTACTATGACTGCTACTACAGCCGCAGATGCTGTTAAGGCGGCTACAGACGCTTCCAAAGCTGCTACAGGAACTGTATCTGCTGAGGGTGTAGTACAAGCTGCTACACAAGCTCCTACAACCACTGACGTATCAACTATAACTGCGGCTCAAGGTACAGCTACAGTAATGGATAATCCAGTACAAAGAGAGATACAACAAGGTGAAATAATTACTGGGGTAGCTGATGCTACTAAAGCTTCTGCATTTAGTGAACAGATACAAGCTGCTACTGCAACACCATCAGAAAAAGCTACTGTAAAAGGACAGCTTGATAATCTTATGCAAGACTTTGAGGGTGGAGCTACACCTGTATGGGCAGCTGGAGCAATGCGAAATGCTAATGCACAGATGGCGGCGAGAGGTTTAGGTGCTTCGTCTATGGCAGGTCAAGCTATAGTACAAGCGGCAATGGAATCAGCATTACCTATAGCTATGCAGGATGCACAAACTGTCGCAGGGTTTGAAATGGCTAACCTTTCGAATAGACAACAACGTGCTATGCTTGCCGCACAACAACGTGCTACATTTATAGGACAAGAATTTGATCAAGCTTTTCAAGCTCGTGTTGCTAACTCAGCTAAGATATCTGATATAGCTAACATGAACTTTACAGCTGAACAATCTATTGCGCTTGAGAACTCACGTAATGCTAATACGATTAATTTAAACAATCTAAGTAATAATCAAGCTATGGTGATGGCTCAAGCAGCATCTGTTGCTAATTTAGAACAACAAAATTTATCTAATCAACAGCAAGCTGCAGTACAAAATGCTAAATCTTTCTTAGATATGGACATGACTAACTTGAGTAATAATCAACAGATGGAAATGTTTAAGTCTCAACAAATAGTACAGTCATTATTTACTGATCAGGCGGCTGATAATGCAGCTAAACAATTTAATGCTTCATCTGAAACACAAACTAAACAGTTTATGGCTAACTTACAACAACAAGTACAACAGTTTAATGCTACACAACTTAATACAACAGAACAGTTTAATTCTGGAGTTACTAATGCTGCCCAACAGTTTAATGCTCAGGTAGAAAATCAACGTAGACAATTTAATGCACAGAATGCTTTAGTTATAGCTCAAGCTAATGCACAATGGAGACAGAACGTAGCTACATATAACTCACAAGCACAAAACCAAGCTAATATGCAACAAGCTCAAGCAGCTAATGCATTTACTCAAGGTACTATTGATCAGATATGGCAACGTGAACGTGACTTAATGGACTATGCTTACAAAGGTTCAGAAGCTTCTAAACAACGTGCCTTAGATATTATACTCGCAGATAAAAAATACGATGAATATGCAAAAGCTAGAGCAGATCAAGAGAAGACTGATAAGTGGGCTGTGTTTACAAAATTCGGTTTAGATTTACTAAGCTAGATAAGGATATATAATGTATAAAGATTTATTAATGACTGCTAGAGAATATGCAGATAGAAGGCTAGCTGAAAAAGGATTAGGTGGTGAGACTAAATCTAGGTTTAGGGATGAGAATGATAGTGATAAACTTATGTTACAAGATAAAGATCCTTTACCTTTGGTTAGTAAAAGAAAATCTTTAAAAGAAGATGATGATGTTGAAGAAGGTTTTCTTACAAAATTGTTTAGTGATATAAGAGAAGATAACTCTTCCCTATTAACTAAAGTTCTTGATACATTCAAAGGCAATCCTTTTCCTGAAGGAGTTGATGCTACTGCAGTAAAATTATATAAAGATGATTTAGAGTTTGAGAAGAATAATCCTATAGGTGATGCAGATAGTAGATCACTTATTACTACTGAAGAAGATGACTTACCAGTAGGTGAAGCTTCAGGACTTTCTGAAGTTAATGATGATGATACTAGTACAATAGATTTTATAGCAGGTTTTGAAAATACTACTAAAGAATCTTATAAAGCATATAAAGATGGATCTCAATACTCTATAGGATTTGGTACAAAAGCTAATAGTCCTAACGAAGTTATAAATTACGACGAAGCTAGAGAAAGATTAATTAAACAGACTAATAAGTTTGAAGATAAAGTTATAAAACTTAATCGTAAACATAATTATGACTGGAATAAAAATCAAATAAAAGCACTTACAAGCTTTGCATTTAATAACGGCTTAGGTGGATTAAATAAATTAATAGAAAATGGTAATCGTGGTAACGAAGAAATATCTATGATGATGCTTGAATATAATAAAGCAGATGGTAAGGTTACTGAGGGTCTAACCAAAAGACGACAAGCGGAACTCGATCTGTTTACACAAACAAATTCATAAAGGACTATAATAAAAATGTTTAGTGCACCTATTCCTGGTCAGTCATTGACCTCAGAACCAAAGAACTCTCCTTGGGAAAATCCACCTCAGATGAATAAACCTGAAGAAGCTGTACTCTGGCATTTAAAAAAACTTGATAAACCTAAATCAGTTAAGTCTGTTGTAGGTTTACTAGGTTTAGGTTTAGATTTAGTTACATTAACTGAGGGTTTACTTCGTGGTGCTGTTGCTGAAGGTAGGCATAGTATTGATGTAAGTTTACTTATAGCTCCTGTTATACATGAATATATAAAAGGTATTGCTGATGCATCAGGTGTTGAATATAATGAAGGTCTTGATGATGGTGAAGAAGAGTTAGACTTAAACATAGTAGCTTTAGATATGCGTGAAAGAGAAGCAGAAAAAGTAATACAAGAGTATAAAGATAAAGGTACTATAGACATGTCTGAGTTATCTACTCCAGATGAAACAGTAGAAGAAGAGCCTATGCAAGTTGATGAAGAACCTATTGAAGAACCTATGCCAATGGGTCTTATGTCACGGAGGAATGTATAATGGGTATGTGGGGTGGAATACGTCAAGGTATAGCAGATCAAAGAGCTGAGAAGTTAGAAGATGAAAAGTTAAGGTTAGCTACTGCCGCTGAGGAAAGAGCAGTAGAATTACATGATTTAAATATGAGGACAGGTAATTTAGATTTATTTACAAATGCTAGAAAAATGTTTGGTTCTAGTGGTGATTCGGGTGACGGTAAAAAGGTAACAGGTTCAAGAGAAGCATCTCTTAATCTTTTAACAAATTTATTACCTGAAGAAAGTGAGCTAGCGTCTAAACTTGTTAATCTTGATTTAAAAACTTTAAATGCAGGTATAGCTCTTGTTCAGAAAGAAAATAAAGATAGGTCTAAAAATGGTTATCCTATGCAACCAGATCAAATTGAAAGTTTATTGGGTGGTTTATATACAGAATCAGCTAAACCAGACTTTGATATGTTTAAATGGGCAGAAGAAAGTGGTATAGATCCAGGTAAAGAATTAACTCCTGGAATAACTTGGAAGCAATACTTTGATTCTGCTCAAGGTAAAGACAGCTATGTGTCTGGTATGTTTGCACCTATTTATGAAGCAGAGATGCCTACAGCTGCAGAAAGTACTCAAGCAACTACATTGTTTAGAACTGAGTTAGAAAACTCTCTTCGTAGTAGAATGGATGATTATAACAGACGTGTTAACGCAGGTGAAGATTTAGGTCAAGCAGGACAAAGACAATTTAAAGCTATAGAAGAAGCATTAAAATCTCTTACAGGTGAAAATAAAAGTACTTATCTTGCAACTAAGATTGTAGGTGTAGAAACTGTGATAGATTTCTTTGGTAGAAATCCTAAGTTTGCTAATGATAAATTTAGAGGTATGTTCAACAGAGGATTAGAGTTTGACTCTGATGCTACTGGTAATTTATTATTAGCTCAAGCAATTAAAGCTGGTGTTTTTGATACAGGTGATTCAATTATTCGTGGCGGTAAGAGAATAACTTTAAGCGAAGAGATGAAAAATAAAGTATTAGCTCTAGATATTAGGTGATAAATGGAAGAACTTGATTTAGAACTATCAAATATTTTTGATGATGCAGTTGAGATTGAACAAGAAGTAGATCTTGAACCTACTATACCTGAATTTAAAGATGGTAATACCACACTAAATGATACCCTATCAGAAACATTTAATGAATTACCAGTTGATGATAGTGAAACTTTCTCTGATATCTTTGATCAAATGTTTGAGGACGCAGAAGAAGTGCCTAAACAAAATTTAGGTTCTACTGTTGAAGCTCCTTATGTAACTCTTATGAGAGAAGTAAAAAAGTTAAGTGCAGATGGACCTATAGATGAAGAGGTTGCATTAAATAACCCTACGATAATGCAGGGCATAAAAGATATTATGAAGTCCAGACGTATTGGTACTACAGACTATACAGCATTTGATGAAAAATACGACAGGGATTTATCAGGTAAAGAGTTGTATGAAGAGTGGCAAAACTGGATGAGGTCACTTGAAGGTGGTCAAACCATAACAAGTTGGAATGATTTTGCATGGTCTAAACAAAGTAATGATGCAGACAGATTTTTATTAGGTGCATCTTTAGAGTTGTTTGATGCAGGTAGAAATATATTTGATAAAGATACTAGTTGGACAGAGTTTGGAGATGGCTTAAGAGACTATACTAGAGCTGCATTTTGGGACCCCACTACAGCAATAGGCTTAGGTGTAGGTAAACTTTTCGGTACAGCTGTTGCTAAGGGCACTGTAGGTTTTGCTATGAGACAAATAGTAAAAGAACTACGAGAGGATTTAACAAAGAAAGGTATTGCAAAATCTGCTATTGATCAACAGGTAAGAAACACACTTAAGCAAGGTTTTAAAAGTGCTGGTCGTCAGAGATTAGGTAGGCTTGCAGCTATAACGAGTGTAGATATAGTGTCTTCTGTAGGCTCAGATTACGTAAATCAATCTCTTAGGATAGGCTCTGGTATACAGGAAAAATATAGTGCACCTCAATCTGTAGGTTCAGCAATGGGTGTTATACTATTACCATCTTTAATGGCTAGTATGAGGGCTGTAGACTTAGGTACTAAAACTGAATTTATAAAAAGATATCTACCTGATTTTGCAGCATATCAAAACATATGGAATAAACTTGGAGGTCAATCAAAATCTACAATAGAAAAAAATATTATGGATCAGGTAGACTTATCTAAAGTTAATGGTAATCTTAAATCAGTTTTTCAAAGGTTTAAAAATGATTTGGATTTAAAAGAATTTTTACCTTACATGCAAGCTAGGGATGAAGCTGAAAAATTAGTTACTAAAAAAGATATAGCAGGTAATCCATTATCTCAAGAAAACTTTTTTGAAATTACACTAACAAATAATTTTATTGAAGCTTTATCTGAAGCAGGATTTAGGTATGCTCCCCGAGAAGCAGATGATAATGTATCTAAGTTTATAACAGATGCAATGATTTACCTTGATGATAGTACAGTAGATAGTTTAAAGAATGCTTTTACAGAGCAGTTTGGAGAACTACCAGATTCAATATCTAAGATAACTAACTCTAAAGATTTATCTGCATGGTTTTTAAATCGTGGTAGATCTGCCGGTCAAACTTTAGGTTATAGAAGTCAAATGTCTAAGTTACTAGGTAAAGAGCCTGGAGATATAACAGTCGCAGATCTTTTATCTGCAGCTCAAGGTAATGCAGCTGAAATTAAACCTGGGCCACAACGTGTAAAATATCTCCAGTCTATATGGAAACGTATGGTAACTTCTCACCCATCTACAATAGGTTTGAATGTAAAAGGTTGGGCTTATACTCACAACATGGGTATAGCTTCGGATGCAGTCATGGGGTTTTTACACGCTGTAAAATTTGAAGGTAAAAAATCAAAGGGTTCTTTACTAGGTGCTACACGTAAGGGTTTAAATCTTTTAACACCAGAGGCAACTATAGATTCTGCTGATGCATATATAAAACTATTTCCAGAAGTAGGAGAAAGATTATATGCTGAACGAGCAGGTGGTATAGATCACTTAAAGATATTAGAAAACTTAGGGTTAGATCCAAATGCTAAAGTTAATAAACTAACTGAAGCTAGTATTAGTAAACTACAGAAGTTTATGGGTGTTCAACTTCAAGATGAAATAACTAAAAGTATTTCTTTCATGGGTGAGATAGATAAGAATATACAAAAACATTATGGCATGGGTTATAATAAGTTTATGAATCAACCTGATGCTTATGCTAAAATGTTCAGTGAAGATTATTTATCTAATGTACTTGAGCCTTCTTTAGCTGTAGCTAAAAGAGAAACTTATTCAACATCTTGGGCTGGTAATCCTAATCAAACTTTTATGGGTATGTTGGCTAATTATGTTGAAGAATATTCTAATAAAGCTGGTACTGGTTTACTGCTTCCTTTCGGTAGATTTTTTAATACAGCTACAGCTACATTAGGTGATCACTTACCATTAAATGCCCTTAGACACATAGCTCTTGGTTCTTTTCAAGATAGTAGAGGACCTAAAGGTATAATTAAACGTGCTTTAGATGATAAAGGCACAGAACTTATGGCTAAATCAATAGTTGGTGCTGGTTTAATATATGGAATCAGTGCTGATGGAGAGTCAAACTTTACTAAGTCTAAAGATAAAGTTAATAATGGTTTAACTTGGAATCAAATAGAACGACCTGATGGTTCTATCGCAGATATAACTGCAGAATTTCCAGAAGCTTATGTTCAGATAATATCACAAGGTCTTGCTCACTTAGAACTTGATGGTAGAATACCTCCAGCTTTACAAGAGGAAGCTGGGAAAATTATGCTTAGTAATGTGTTTAGAGACTCAGGTGCTGTATACGAAGCTTTAAAAAACTATATGGGTATAGTAGCTGATGGTGATAAACAACAAGTGTATAAAGCTTCATTAGGTATATTATCAGACAGTGTAAGTAAGGTTGCTTCTGGTGTAACTAGACCAGCTGAACCTTTTAATCAAGCTCTTATGTTTTACAACGATGACTTTGAACAAAAAAATATTAACTCTGGTACTTCTATGCAAAAGCTTTACAATAAAAGCTTTAGATATATCAATCAACTAATACCTCCAGTCGGTTCAGTAACCACTAAATCTATGGCAACTAAAGATGATACTTTTGTAGACATAGGTAAGACTTTAGGTGGTGTTAGGTCAACGTCAGGTCCAACTCCATCTGAAAGAGTTCTTGGTTCAATAGCTGAGAAGCCTTGGGAAGCTGTTAAATGGGGTGGAAGCGCTGAATATAAAAACAGGATGAATGGTTTAGTAAGTGAGATATTAAACTTTGAATCTACACTACTTATTGAAGACGGATTTCTTAAGTTACCTTTAACTAAAAGACTTGAAGAAGTTAAAAGATTAAAAGAAAGAGTTAGAAAAAGAGCAGTATCTGCAATAGCTACAAGTACTAATGTGAGAGATAAGATATTTTTAATAGAAAATAAAATAAAAAGATTATCTGGTAAAAGAAATAAAGATTTACTGTACGTCTTAGACTATCTTGAATATGATGGTGGTATTGAAGATATTAAAGGAGAAGTAGGTGGAGAAGAAAAATTAGAATTTATATTAATGCTGCTTGAAAATAAAGATGAAGGTATTTTTAGGGACATCTCAAAATAAAGGGGCTGTAAAGCCCCCATCTTTTTTTAATCATCATCTTCTAATATGTGATCAGCCCAACCATAAGCTTCACGTTTAACTTCCTCAGTACGACCAGCGCCCCTACCACTTGCTAGTATACCCGACAAGGCTTGACCTGTCAGGTATAGGCGAGAGGTTAGGGGTTTTTCTTTTGGCCTATTCTTTTTAGTATAGGCCTTGGCTTCCTCTTCTAGAGGTGGTAAATTATTCTGCTCTGCTTTAGTTGGTCTGCCCATGTATCACCCTATTTATATTTTTCTGCCAGTGCTTCATTCATTCTTTTAAGATACCATTCTGCTTTCTTCATGTCCTCTACACCATTACCTTTGTATCTATATCTATGTTGATACTTAATCATGTTGCCGTGACAGTAAGAAATAAATCCATCTAACCCAAGCACTTGTCGTATATAGTCAATACATTCTATACCATCTTGGTTATAGTGTGCAGGACGTTCTACTGGATCAAATGTTTCTTGATCTTTCATTATGTGAAACTCCTTCCATTTAGCCATTATGTATTCACCAACTCTGCTGATGTATAAGGAATGTGAAAGAACAGTTCACCTTTTTGTATGTACCTACCCTTAGCTTCTGCTAAACTTTCTTGAGTTAGCAAGGTATCTTTGATACGCCATACTTGTTTCATATCCTCACGGAATACATAGAAATTTAATACCCCATTTGTACCATCATACTTATCCAGTAAACGTTGCTTACGTTCTGGTATACGGATCTCAGACCAATGTGTAGGCCAATCTTCTTTCCAAGCTACTTTGACTTCAGCCTCATTGAAATATGTATATCCGTCTTTCTGGGAGACGACATCTACAAAATAGTTTTCTTCGGTATTAACTATAGTATGTCCTTTTGATTCCAAAAGTTTAACCAATGTATCTTTAGCTTTCTTATCGTAAGCTTGGTACAATGCCCTGCTAAAGTTTTTTCTTACTGGTTTCATCTAGGTATTCCTTTAGTTCTGTGTAGCCCCCAAGGTGAGTGCCATCTGGTTTAAATATTTGTGGTACTGTAGTGTACCCTGATTTGCGCATTAAAGTCAACAACCATTTACTACTTGCTGACTGTACGTTGTATGTTGTTACCTGACTTCCTGCAACACCTCTTAGTAATTGTAAAGAGGCATCACAGAAGTTACATTGGTTTTTAGTTATTACTATCCACATTAAACTAAGTCAACTATCTCACAGCTATCACCACTACATGCTAGTGTTTGACTACCTGCAGTATTATCTTCTTGTTCATATTCTGATAGTTTATCCCAATCAATACTATCAGGCATCTTGTCTAAAAGAATGTGATAGTCTGTAGCTAGACAATCTTGGTAAGGTGCTTGCTGATAAGTGTGTTCATTGAATGGTAAGAATGATACACCTGACATCTCATCGAAATGTTTATACACAAACGCACCTACCTCAAACCACTCGTTATTCTTTACGTTAATCGTAACAGACGGTTTATGTTCACACCATGATCGTTGATAGGCTAACCACATCTCTAGCTGTTCTATGGCAGACATATCAGCAGTAACTGTTGCACCCTCTGGAGCTTTCATAGGGAAGCTAAACACAGTAGTCTGGTCAGGCTTCATTACGTCTGGCTCATTAGGTATACCTTGATCCATCATGAATTGTGTCAACGGGTCTTTGTTGTCTCCACGTACAGTGCGAATATAATAGGCTGAGTGACGAGCGTGTATGCCACTGCTAGAGTCAACCAGTTGGCTGACAGTACCGCTTGGTTTAACACAGCTGATAGCAGTACTGACAGGGATATCAAGGCGTTCAGCCCACTTAGCATTAGTAGCAACGGCGATTTGTTTGAGGTGTTCAAGAGTTTTCTCCAGTCCTTTGTTAGCTTTTGTGGTTAAAGGGTTATCCATGATACCTGTCATAGATACACCAAGTAATCTTTCTTCTTCAGTATTGTTCTGCCATGACTTACGTAAGTATGGGAACTTAGTGAATGATGATTGTATTGTACCTAAGATAGTAGCTATACGTACCTTACGTTCTAAGTCTTCTGTATTATCAGTAGCTCTTACAACTACCTCTGTTAGATTACAGAATTGATTAGGCCGTAAAATTATTTCACTACATGGGTTAGTCCCGAACTCAAAGTTAGGGTCACGTCTTCCATTCTTAGCCGCTTGTTTCTTAGATGCTTGTCTGTTGAAGATACCACGTTCACCTGAGCCTGACTCAACTAACGCCATCCACTCACGCATGAAAGATAAACTGTCAGGCTTCTCAGTATATGAAACAGAGTTGTTAGCCAAGGCACGTTGAGGATCATTGTCCCACCATGAGCCTGACTTAGCATGTCTCATACGATCATCAGATAGATTAGATAGAGAGATCATAGCTGACCTACGTACACCACCAACTACAACTACCTCACCAATCTTACACATGATGTCGTGGCATTCTAGTGATGATAGTTTACGTCCTTTAGCATCTTTAAATGTCTTGATAACAAAGTTGAATAGATCAATCAGAGGCATTGGGCCTGATGCTCTACCACCAAATGTCTTTAGCTTTGCACCTGCAGGTCGTACCTTAGATACATCCCATCTTGGTATCTCACCACTATAAAGCAATGCAATCATTTGACGTAGTGATTTAGCCCAACCTTCTTTACTATCTTTAACTACGATAGTAGTTTCACTTTCATACAAAAGCTCAGGTACTTCTGGTAGCTTAGTAACTGACTGACGTTCAACAGAGAAGCCAACACCAGTACCACACAGTAGGATAAACATAGCTTCATCAAATGCTTTGACATCATCTACTGCTAAGTATGAACAGTTATAACCTGCTGTATTATCACGAGCCAAAGCTGGACCGGCTGTCATTAATGCCCTCATAGAAGGCATGACTTCTAGTCCTAATATGGCCTGTTCAATCTCAGCTATCTGCTTAGGGTTATCACCTAATGCTGGACGTACTAGGTTCTTCATGTAGCGATCCACTGTTTCACTCCATGTCTCCCTACGACCTTCATCATCAAGCCAACGAGCATAACGTGACTTATGTATAAAGGATTGATAATCCGTTGGTAGTTGGTTATTCATTTTATTTATTCTCCTCTACGTATTTCTCAAACTCATCAAAGCTGTCAAACTTTATAGGTTCTTGATTGTCTTTATTGATAGCTATCCAACTAAGAGTACCATCTTTATTTTTAGATATAGCTGAACTTGTAAATGTGTAATCTTCTAAATCTGTTAGATCTACTTGCTCAACTAATTCCATTGTTTTAGGATTGACTATTACTATATCACCATCACTTTTAGCTATCATCTATTATCTCCTGACCCTTGTATTTTGTTTCTATCTTTACGACTGGATAACTTCTCAATATTTATATCAGCAATCTCATCAAGGTTATAACCGATATCATTAGCAAGATTAGCTAAGTACCAAAGTACATCACCTAATTCTTTAGCTACTTCATGCCTGTTAAAAGTACCATCACGTACTTGCTTTTTAACTTTCTCGGCTACCTCACCAGCTTCTCCACAAAGCCCCAACGTAGGGTATAGGACTCTGTGGGTTGCAGGATAAATAGCAAAGCTTGCAGCTTTTATTTGGTATTCTCTAAAACCAATAGCCATATTCTTTCCTTTATTAAATTACTTTTTATTTTTTATCTTCGGCTTCATCTTTAATACCTAATGAATCTTTAAGTTCATTAGTCTTCATATTTTGAATAGCCCTTACACATTGTACCATATGGTCAATAAGTGTAATAGAGTTTTGACCTAAGTTTAAGATAGACACAATCTCATTTTGTGCATCTGTAAAATCTTTAGTATCAAATTCTTGTTCGTCAATAGTTATTTTAGTCATGCTGTTTTACCTCACAGTCAGTTACATTTATGTCATCTATATCATACAGATGATCTCGGATTACCTCACCTAGTACGGCAAGATTATACTTAGGGTCAACCTCTAAAAAGTTTGCAGTTGGGTCAACCTTAATTATTAGATTAATCTCATAGAGCAAAGTGAAAGCTCCTAGTTATATTTAAGTTGATGAACAAGTCAAGAATCATTTGTGTATCCTGATATTATTAATGGTTCTATACTGTCATAGAAATAAGATGACCATTCGTATGCGTCATTGAGTTCTTCAAAATAAAAATTACCATCAAACACATCACCATTCATTTCTGCCTTACATACTAATACGAAGTTAGCATCATCAGGCCAATCATCACTATCAGGAGTATCATCTCTAGATGTTGGCCCAGATATTATACCCCAAATTTTAACACTCATTTTTTCCAGTTCCTTAATAGCTCCATGTAATGATCTATACTTATCATAACTATCCACGGTTGTCTATCGGATCTATAAAAAACTACAGGTTCACCTTTGGCATGATTACTTGCTTGATCTATGTAACCATACGCAGTCTTGAAGCCAGACTTACGCCTCTTAACTTCTATTGTAATAGGCATAGCTTTACGTGCGGCTGGTGACAACTGTATGTCCTCACCTGAGTCGCCCATAGTAGTTGACTTGATGTCATCAGGTTCAAACTCAGGGAATGTTTCAAGTAACTTATCCCTGACTTCTTGTTGACCTGTTCTACCTTTGGCTTTACCCGCCCTCGACATCAAAGATCTCCTCTACATTAGGTTCTTTCTCAACATGTACTAAGTACTCAACACCATAAGAGTATTGGAACTTACGTGCATTAGGCCAACAAAGGTTCTTGAAGTCACAGTAAATACATGACCTATCTAACTTAGTATTAGGACTAGTTTTGCTGGCAGGTACTGGTGATATACGTTCATCAGGTATTTTACCTGCAACCAAAGATTTAGCATGTAGCATATCCTTTTTCTTAGTCTTCAGTTCTTTACTGAAGTCATACCTATCTAGACACATCTCACCTGTAACCTTATTGATCACAAGGAATGCACCTTCTTTTTTGTTTGTTACAAGTGGGTCTTCTTTACCTGCATAAACATAGGACGACAACTGAGATACATATCCAAATGGATCTTCTTCTCTTAGCTTACCCTCTTTAAATTTTTTAAACGAGTAAGGGCTAGCTGTCTTAACATCTACAGTCATACCATCTATAACAGCATCACGATGCCCCTTAATGCCATGCACAGACAGTCTGTCTTGCATACCTACACAAGAATGACCAGAGGCTTTCACCATAGCTAGTATAAGCTCTTCTATCATATCACCATAGAAAAACATCAAGTACTTTTCAGCCTTAAGTTTGATACCTTCTTGTGCTTTGTTTACTTTATACCACAACTTTCTGTCACAGTCAGTACCAACACCAGACAAGGATAAGTATCCTCTCGGTGCTTGTGGTTTACTAAATCTTGCAAGTGCTGTATCAGACACAGCTTTGCCCATCTCAGTGCTAATGGCTTCATTCCAACCACCAACTCCTAAGAGTACATCTTCAAGATCTTTTATTAGTGTATCTATTGTTTTCATATTAACTCCTCAGTTAAAAAGTGGGGTAGGAAGAAAGGAAAGGAAACACCTACCCCACAAGTTGTGCTTAGAACAGTACCTCGTTCCCAGCCACAGGTTTAGAATCAGTTGAAGGTGGAGGAGAATCACCCTCGTCACGAACATATTTAACATGCTCTAAGACTTTAACCTTATCTAAACGTGTTCCAACTACACCTGACATTTTGGTATCATAGACTGATAGTAATACTTCCACAGTAGAACCATTACCTATAGTGCCATCTATATCATAGTCCCAAGGAGTATCATCTGCCTTAACAACTTCAGGTGCTCCACTATCCCAATCACGTCCTGTATTAAACTTACGGACAAATCTAATTATATGTCCTCTTCCTTCTGGGTCAGGCTTACCCTTCTTAATAGAACGAGATGCTTTAAGTGCAGTTAAATTTTCTTCATCTAAGATGACATCAATAGTACATGCACCATCGCACTCTCTATAAACACCATCATACCCTAGCATATCTCTGTTAGCAGCAAATACTTTTGCCCACTCACCTATACCTGTTAATTTTAATCTTCTTGTTGCCATAATTGGACTCCATTTCTGTTAATGTATTTCACTATACGTGTTACCGTACTGTACGTCAATACCAAGGTCAACATTTAATTTGAGTTCTTGGTTAACTTTTTCAATAGCCCAGTTAAGTGTTGCAGTATGATCACTCTCATCACCTATCTTAACTTGGTTAATTGACTCGTCGTGAAACTGCCCAAGTATATTGGGACGTTTCGTCATGTAGTATGCCACCCACTTGTCAAAGCAGTAAGCACCTGTTGATTGGTTAAGAGTAGAGAATACATCCTTCTCATACCTAAGACTGTGCCAGAACTTACTGACTGGATTCTGTACCCACATCTCGTTGTTGATTGTACGAACTAGTTGAGACTCAGAGAAAGCCTTGACTGACCAATTACGATCCCAATATGCAGATAACAAAGCAGCTGCTTCATACACTGACATACCTGTAGTACGTGATAACTTAGGCGCACCAACACCATAGGTAGCAGAGTAGTTCACCACCTTGTAGTTCTTACGTAAGGACTTGAGTGAAGTCTTACCTGAGTTGTGATCATCAATTTGTTTTTGAGTCACAGCTCCAGCATGTTTAGCTAAGTCAAGGTGAGGATCAAAGCCTTCCTTAGACATCTCTTCAACATAATCTGGGTCGTAAGGTTTCATGTAATGACGCTTAGTCGTATCCTCTAAGGATGTCATATCAGCACCACACAGTACATAACCATCATCAGCTATCAAGCAACCACGTATCTCCTTACCCCAAGGCTTATCAACACCTGGTAGATTTACTAATGGCTTCCTATGCTTGAAGCGTAAAGTATTAGTAAGACCTGCAATACCTGCCTTAACATACCCATCACGTTCACACTCAACAAATGCTTGAAAGATAGACAGTCTGTGTTGAATAACAGTAAGACCATCAAGCACAGACACAGAGTTGTTAGTCTCTGCTAGTAACTTGACTGAGTCAGTAAGCTCACCATCCTTACGTACTTGAGGAATAGTTCTCTCACTACCATCATCTTCTTTGACATACTTATGAGTACAAGGATTCCAACCTAAAGAGTACAACCAATCTTTAACTTGGTCGGACGAATTAGGATTAGGTTCTTCCCAACCTTTGACGATAGAGACAGGCTCATCGTGGTGGCTAGGTAGTCCATGCTCTGACAGAAGATCGAACCACTTCTGACCATGAGAAGAAGGTGTACCATCTTTCTTAAAGCATACCTTTGGCTTACGTTTGATTGTCATTATCTTACGTTTAGGCATAACAGTCTTAAGTTCTGCCACCCTTGATTCTTGTTGTTCAATCAAGGTTGTAATACTAGAGTCAGCTAAAGACTTATCAAGCTTCCAACCTGTACGTTCAGCTATAGATGCACAACGCATCTTGAACTCTAAGTACCTAAAGAACTTATCAAGTAATACATTGTCGTTATAGATAAACTTAAATCGTTTGACTAAGTTATTCCATAATGCCCAGTTGATACGTACATCCTCTGAACAACGATGGGCATACTCTTCTTGAGTAAGATTTTGCCAATCATCTATTACAGGTTTAGGTATACCAAAGTCTTCACCAAAGCTATCAAGTCCATGCTTTGCTCTGTTGTAATTAAGAACCCAAGACATAGGTAAGGTGTCGAACAGTCTAGCTCTTATCCTAATACCAAGTAGCTTCTCAAGTAAAGGTACATCATAGCCAATTATATTGTGGCCAATCAATCCTTTCTGAGATAACAATAGCTTACGCATATCATCATACTTGAACAGGGTTACAGGGCTTGAACCATCAGCGGTATAAGATAGACAATGTATTCTAGTAGCATCTTCCAAAAGGTTATCAGCTTCTACATCAAATACTATCATGCCGCAATGTCACTCCTATTATATGGTGCATCTTCAGATAAGATCGTAGTGTCTGGATCATAATATACTGAACCTGCATTACCTAATTTAGCGAATGGTCTGTTCTTGTCAACAATAAAGGTTGTGGTATTTTGTAGCACCTCATCTTCAGTCTCGACATCACGTTCAATCTTAATACAAATGATTGCTTCTTCTTCTAGTGAAGCCGCATACTTTGTACGTCCATCATCATTCACCTGTGATATAAAGATTACACCAATGTTTAACTCCTTGGCTAACTGTGCGGCTCGTGAACCTAATGTAGTAAGTACACTTGTAGCACCATCAACACCTGAGCTAGATAGATAAGCAAGACGTTGAACATGGTCAATGAATATAAACCCTGCACCATACACAGTAGCCGCAAGACGTATGTAATCAAGTAGCTTTAGTGGATCATCGTGCGACATCATCTCAAAGATAATAGTACGTTCACCTTTAGTCATCTCCTTAGCGGCGGTGATAACTTCTTGTTCAGACACATTGTTTTCTTTAGCATCATCTTTAGTCCTGACATTGACACCTAGTTGATATGTAGCCATTGATCTATAGGTAGTAGACTTCATCTCTTCCATGTGTAGTAAAGCAACACGGCTCTCTTCGTCACGCAGTAGGCCTGTCTCGAAGTAACGTATCACCTCTGTCTTACCAGTACCTCTTGGTGCTTTGATGAATGTGATACCACCTTTGACCATACCTCTGATCTTATCATCAAGACCTGTATGACCTGTAGGTACATACTCATATGGGTTCTCATTAAGGATAGCATCTTCTACATCTTGATCAGAACAGAAGAAGTTTTCTGGTGAATAACGTTGAGGCTTACGTGCCGCCCACATTAGATCATCACCATCACCTGACTGTAAGAAGTCATTGGCATCTTTGTGCTTAGACATTGGTACATACCAGAACTTATCAGGGAATGCAGAGTATAGTTTATCTGCAGCTCTACGTCCTGCATCATCAAGCTCACCTGCATAGATGATCTCTTTGAATGAGGATAAGTAGATATGATTGTGCTTGATAAACTTCTCACCAATAGATGCACTAGGTAGTGACTTGACTGGAAATGTCTTACCTAGTATTTGGTATAGACTTGCCGCATCAAACTCACCTTCAGTAAGGTAGATACGTTTGCTTGAGCCTGAGTTAAACTCTGGGCCAAACAAATGATTCATACCCATACCTCTATCTTTAGTCCACGTCTTAGACTTGTCTGACACTAGCCTGTACTTGACTGTGTGTGGGTACTTGTACGCATACCTGACTGCTTCACCTTTATCACCAGTCTGTAATTGTATTCCAAAAAGCTCACAAACATCAGGGTCAATAGACCTGATACCATTGTAAGTTCCACCCGTTACGGGTATTTCCATAGGCTTTCTCCTTTCCTTGAGAGGGTACTCCTGCTTGACCCAATCATATGTTTGTGACATATCCTTAGATGGATATGATCTACTACAAGAATGACATTGACCATAGCCATCATCATTCCAATTAAACGCATCGCTTGAACCGCAATCTGTATACGGACAAGCTAAGTGTGGGTTATCTCCTATCGCCATTAATTATATCCCTCATCATCTCATATATAAACATGATTGAAACAAAAGGCCAGAGAATAGCTAGCTTATATGTACCTTTATTGTCATCATTCATTGATTCAAACATACCTATGACTAGCATCATACCTAGTAGGTACATGATGACAGGTGGCCAAAGATATAGTGTCATGCATCTTCCCCTTGCAATACGTAACGTACATAACGTTGACCTGTAACAGGGTGCTTCTTCTTGACACTAAGTATGTCGTGACCAAGCTTACGTAGCTCTTGTATACGTTTGGTTAAGCAACTGATGCTATAATCTATCATAGCCTCACGTACTGTAATACCCTTAGTTGTTCTAAGGTGTGTCATAATTAATTCATGTTGTGATTTACTCATCGTTTTTCCTTTCCGATTAGTTCTAGTTTAAATAGGCCTTCAGTCTGCCTCATGGAAGACCACAAGTCAAGTAATTGTTTATAGGATATTTCAATCACCTGGTGTGTGTCTATTTCTTCTACGTATTGTCTTAAGAAAACAACACCATTGTTCTCAAGATACATTTCAATATCATCAAAGTTATTCTGTTCATCCATACTAGTAACGACAGAATAATCTTTTTCAAATTCAACTGTGAACATTTCTCAATGCCTCCCATGATACTGGAAATAGTTCAGACATCTTAGTATCTATTTGTTTTGCAACTATACGTGTTTCAAACTGTGTGTCTTTACTACATCTTAGGTTACACATATCTGCAAAGGCATCGAGACTACCACTCCAATACCACTCAGTCATTGTACTCTGAGGTAGTACCATACGTGCTTGCTCTTCGCATACACCAGATTTAAGAAGATGTTTATACAGTGATGTAACATAGTCTAAAGTAGTACTGATATGTATATCACTTATAATAGTACTCTCACTACTACCTTGTTTTTTATCTAGTACCCCAGCTCTCCATGTTGTAGGCTCGAAGTACTTAGGTTCTGTTGACACATATCTACGGCTGATCTCATTCCAACGTAGGAACTTATGCTTCACTAGCTGACGTGCAACAAACACTGGTGCTACTATATGGAAGGTAGCAAATGCATGACCGAATGGGGACATATGCTTATGTTTAGCAAGGAAACGTATTAGTTTAGCATCCTTATCTTCGTCAAATGTATCATGGTTTTTACCATAGCTAACTCTTGCCGCATTGACTATAGATAAATCACTACCCATGTGGTCAATGTAAATTGATTTTATTGATTGCATATTGATTTCCTTTCTTTAACCCAAAGTCTTTTAAGACTCTTGTGTCTACCACCTTTAGCACCAGTTGACTGCCTGTTTCTTTGAGCTGTCCACTGATCACCTTCCTTATAGGTTCTCATGTTGAATACCTCACGCATCCTTTCATTCTCAGCTTTACACACTGACATGTGGGCTAGCCTTAGTCTATCTTGAACATCCATTATTCTTTACTCCTTCTACTTAGTGCGGACTTTGCCGCTTTTAAATTGTGTTTAACATATGGGTTAAGACTTGCCACATTCTTATGACCTGTAACAGACATGATTGCAAGGTGGTCTATCTCACTGTCAATCATCTGGTTGATGGCTGTCTTTCTAAGATCACCCACACGTAGATCAGAAGGTAGTCCTGACAGCTCCTTAATCTGTCTGACTAGTACACCTGCAGAGGCATGGTCAAACGCCCTGTATGCCCCATCTGAAGGCCTCTGAAAGGGTACTACATATTCTTGGAAGTCCCAGTCACCTTTCTGTTGTAGTAACATAGAAGTCAAAGGTTCTTCTAATGGTAGCTCAACTGTAGCACCACGTTTACTTTGACGTATCTTTACCATGTTGATATCAAAATGTATGTTGTCCCACTTGAGAGTGTAGATATCAATAGGTCTTTGCGCCCACTCATAAGCCATCAGAACACAAAGGCCTATGTTTCTAAACTTAAAATCTGAGAAGGCTACATCACAGAACTTCTCAACCTGTTCATTATTCCATATAGTTGAACGTGTCTCATGGGTTCTCTTATTAACATGAGTTACAGGGTTGTTGTTAACAATGCCTAATGAACGACAGTAATTCATAATCATAGATAGAGACCTACTGTACTCATTAGCTGTGTTAGTACTTACATTTTCTTCCCAAGTATCATAGGCTTCGGTACATACTGGAGTTGTAACTCTATCAATTCTAAAACTACCAAACTCTTTACCATATATTTCTGTACGACAGATACACTTTAGATTGTGAGTATAGTTATCTTGGGTATTGGGCGACAAAGAATTAAAGTGTTTGGTTTTAAAGTAGTAACCTACTATTTGATTTAGGTTTGATAACCTACCTATATCACCTGCTACTAACTCACCTTTACGAAAGGCATCTATCTTATCTAAGAGCTTTGGTATCTCTACCCTTGCAGTTCTACCATCTCTAAATGTCTGAGACTTAACTATACCTGCTGACACTACGTCTTGAGGTGGTCTAAATACCCAAGACGTACTGCCGTTCTTACGACTAGTCTTAGTTGTATACTTCATATCTTTCCTTACTTTAAGTATTATTATTAATTAATAATAGATATTAATAGTAAACTTAAAGTAACCTTAAGTATACTTTAAGTACTATAAAATACATATTAATTAAAATTAATCAACCCTCTGTGACAACGTGTCACATATAACGAGTAGCTACATAGTCATTGACGAAGTAGTCAGGTGAGATGTTACACTCTCTCATGATCTCTTCAGCAGTATAACCATAGGTAGCAAGCATATCAGCAATCCTATCAGGGTAATCTAATACTAGGTTGACGAGTTCTTCTGTAGCATCAGGGTTGTGAGAATAATAGTAATCATCATTGAGTGCATACTTAGTATAGATACACTCTTGTACTGTAGGGTCACGATCAATGACAATCTTTGTCCAGTCAGCTTGTAACAAACTACTGAGTAACAACTCTGCATAAGACATATCTTGTGTCTCTTTAGCTGTATGTTGATTGTAGTAACCTACACTGATGTTAGTACACTCAGGTACTACATGAGCATACTCATTGCTGTCTGTGTAAGAACCACCATCATCGGCTACTAGCTGTGGCATACTGAGTGCAGTAGCAAAGGACTGTGCAAATTTGTTAGATGCAGTACGCATACCCATCTGGTGTGTGATAACAGACTTAGTGCCATACCTGTCGAAAGATATAACAGCATCAGTATGATCTAACCAAGGTGGATTGTCATAGACTAGTGCCTTACTACCCTGACAACCAATCTCTTCAGCTGCATGGACTACGTATGTACCCTCTACACCTGCATCAATCATCTTGAGTATAAGCCATATACCTGTGGTACAGTCAGCACCTAGACAGCTTGATACCTTGGGGTCAGCTACAGATATTATGTTGTTAGATACAACAACCTTCTGCATACCCTCAGCCTTGTGTACTGTGTCGTGGTGTGCCGTAAAGCATAGACGTGGCTTAACACCAACTTGGCATATGTAATTACCATATGGGTCAGGCTTACCAAACACAGGTTCGAGATACTCAAGACAGAATTCTTTCTGTGTCTTAGCACCTTCAGGTCGCATGTACTGCAACATATCTACTAGATTATTTTTCATTATTGTTTTCCTTTTCATAAGACTTCATGTATATACCGAAGTCATTCCTTACATATTTATATTCATGACTATTATAGTTGTGACCATCTATCTCATCTTTAGCTACAGTCTCATCTTCAATAGTACTAACCATCTGATCATTGTGGTACACTTCTCCATCCCAATCAGAACAAAAGTATTGTGCTTCAAACAATGGGGGAGATACAAATGAATCCTCAGACTCTACATATATTACCTCCTCAGAATCCCAGTACTCACCCTCACGTTCACACCATGTATACCCATCACAACCTTCTGCAACATCATGGTATCTTCTACTACCATCGCTAGTAGTATACCATACGCATATGTGCTGGTCATTGTGATAGTATTCATCAGACCAATCACAGTAGAAGTGTTCATCTTGAAAGCAACAGTCACAGTATACATTACCTGTGTACTCAGAGTAACGTGACTCATCTTCATGCACATTCTCTTCACAGTTATAACAACGATTAATATCGTCACTGTATATGCCTTGGTAACCATTGCCATCAAGCTCACCACCACAACCTATAACTAGGTATTCTTTGGTATTAGCGTTACCTTCACTGTCTTTAGTACCATCAGGTAATCTACAAGCATCCAATGCTCTAGGCTCTAGGTCTAGGTATGGACCGATGTAAGCCTGAGTATCATAGTCTTTGATAGCTGATAGTTTAGCACCTGTCCAATCAGAGTCATAGACATCACAGGCATCTATACTATCCAGATGATCTTTTAGCATATCTAATGCTTGCTGACAAGCCCCATAAACACAAGATGGTTGTGGTATACCTGAGCCATGCTTCATGTAGACAACCACACGGCCACCTATGAAACCCCTATCATCTTCAACCCATATGATATTGAAATCACCAGAACCATACACCTCGGTTGGATGTATAGGTAGGTTCATCGGACCATCACCATCATCAAAGGTATACCGCATACAACTAGACGCTAGTGACTTGTAAGTACCTGTAGTATTAATGTTCTGTGTACCCACCATCTTACCTGTATACACCTTACGAAAGTCATCAGGCTTACTGGACGTTTTGACTGTGTACTCTCTGTGTGCAAAGGCATCAAGAAATTCAGTGACTAGCCTATCAACAGTCTTGTTGTCTAGCTCTGGTGCTATAGTAGACATAGCTTTTCCAGGCTTCATAGGCGTATGTAGATCAGCTAAATACTTATCACTGTTCTGATAGATACTGATATAACCATGCCTTCTCTTGGAACGCATAGGTGCAAACAAAGATAACCTATGAGGTAAAGCGTTTATCTCTAAGGTAGAGTTATGTACGTACCCTATGTTCTCTGACAACCATTGATGCAAAGCACCATCAGGTTGCCTTGCAGGTAATGTCCAGTCACCCCATGCTTGTATGACAGGGTCACTGTGTTCACTATCCAAGATACGCTTGACCACAAACCCATTTGACTGTGGGTCGTGTCCAAAACTAATTCTGAATTTGACATCACCAACCTCAATGAAAGCACCTGTAGGTGTATTGAACTCGATGATCATGTCGTCATCATCAACACTGAAGGGTTTGTAATCAGGTATCAACGCCAAGTGTTGCACATTATCAGGTATAAACTGAGAGTTATTAGCTAACTCCCTATTCACAATTCTAATTTCATAGCTCATAGCTATTCCTTTCTTTTACTAATAGTTTAATTATTCGTGTTCTCCACCTTTACCACGTAAAGTATAAAAGATTTGAGGCTTACGTTTAGCCGCTTCAAATACTGATACAGTTATAAAGATACCACACAATAAGAGTGCATGGAATAAAATATTCACACCTAGATACATCCAAGTACCTGTCATTGCAGTGAACACAATACACCACATCCATGCGAGTATCTGCATAACTAAATGCCGTACCCTTAAATCTTTAATATTAGACAATGGATTTCTTTCATGATCCATTATCAAATTCCACCAATCTATAATAAAACTTGTCATATTATTCCTTTCATTTATTAATTTAACCACCACGACATGAACGATATAAACATACTGAACACGCCTAAAGACACAACACCACCAAACAAAAACCATAGTGTTGCTAACTTAAATTGAGACCATGAGGACTCCTCTATCCATTCATGATCTTCTTCTATACCATAGGCTACATGAATGAAGCCATAGGTATCCGACACCACACGCCAACCATCAGTTGGACACGTATCTAACCATTGATTGAAGCTATCCCTATTCATCATACGAACCCTTCTTTTTTAAGCCACACAAATTCATTTATATTTATAGGTATGGTTTCTGTTTCACCGATAGGAAGTTCAGGTCTAGGTGAATTACAAATAACATTCCACCTACCTATTAACATCAACTCCTCCTTAGTATAGGTTGGTTTCTTGGTAGGTTCACACACCATTTCAATAACCTTAGAAGTTACATCATAATCAGGCGTACCATAGCCACCATCTATTCGCATATCTACATCACCTAACTCATCATAATCATGAGCTAGTTGTGCCACACATGCTTCTAGATCAAGACCTTCTATATGAAACTTTTCCAGTTCAAACTCGGTCTCAATCCAACCACTTAAAATATAATTCATCATATCAATACACCTTTAACTTTTCATTTGGGTACTCATCACAAGCCTTTTTCAAATCCAATATAAAATTAAACAAAACATCATAGCTACCCCAACCATTAGAAGGGTTTAGCTTCTCAAGCTTCTCCTGCTTAAACACCATGCTTTGAATACTTACTTTAAGACAATGTGAAATTTGATAACCTGTCATACCATACATATCACGCAATGGTATTACAAAAACTTCACGTATCATAGGTGAAAGGTTATAGGTAACATTACCTTGCCATTCACCTAGCAAAACGTCTGTACTCATAATAATTTACCTCCTACCATCACGCCCACAATAAACGTGATTATTAAAAGAAAAACAATCGCAATTGCTCCATTCATTTTTGCTTTATTTTCTGCGTCAATACGCCTTTGTCTACTACTCATATTCATTCCCTTTCTATAGTTGAACATGGAAAAACACACCATGTAAAAACATGATGTGCTTATTCGATATTCATTTATATTAAGCGGCCTTTTTATTAGGTAATTCAACAACTACATTATTTTCTTGATGCTTAATTGTAGCCTTAATTATTTTTTGCATCTCTTTCAATTCGTCTATTGAACGCTTTGAACAAGTTTCAATAAAAGACTTTACGTTTAAAGGGGCAGATTTTTTACCTGTTTTAGTTGTAAAAGCTTCTTTCCATTTACTACCACGCATTGAAATTTTTGCTTCGACCAAATCTTCCATGATAGCAATAGCTTTCTCATTAGCTTTCAGTCCCTTAATAATAATTTTAGCATGAGTTTTACCAGTCTTTTTATTCTTTTCGGTTTTAAACTTTGCACCTTCATAAACTATATTGATCATGGATTTTATTGCACGTTCTGCAAGTGTATCATCACGCTTTTTAGCTTGGTTAATTAGACCTATTAAGATAGTTGTATCTCTTTTTTCTAATACTGTTTGAAATGCTTCAAGTGTATATTTACCCATATTAGCACCATTACCAAGTGAACGACCAAAATTTGCTTCAATTTTTGTTACTGTATTTGTCATAATATTTCTTTCCTTTTTATATTATTTCATTTTGCTTAATGTTATCATTAAACATCAATAACAGCGGCGTGATTAAGACCGCTGTCATAACTGATTAATAATTTTTAAATAATAATAAACACCATCTAACAAAACCAATTAGCAAAACCGATTGAAATTTTATTAATAATTGCTGTCAATATCTTCAATTTTGTTCACTCAAGAAAGACTGTCGCCTAATACCTTCACCAATTATAGATGTTTAGTTCTTTTCCCGTAGGAATATCCCTTTTACTTTTACTAACATTAAAGACCCCTATTATATATAGGTACGTTTAATGCTTTCTCTCTATTCGGATCATACCAAGCCTTTTAATTTGTGAGATTAAAAAAACCGAGTAGCCTAGGCAATTAATATTTTATAAGATACTTTCCTAGTTAAGTTTCTATATTCATTACTGAATATTTTTACTTTAAGTATCTGCAACCTTCTAACAATTAAAACCCTAAAATCTTAATATAAAACCTGTTAGTTAGGTAAATGTAAAATAGCACATAGTTAAAAAAAACTACTAAAATCTAAAATATAATCTCACTCCGAAAATATTTATAATCAATTTCTGAATTTGAATATAATGATATAATTGAATAAAACAACAAGAAATTTATGCATTTTGTAATATTTTTATAAAATTTCTTGTAAGTTATTGAAAACAAAGGAAAAGAAATTTAATATTATTTTATTATAATATCATTATGAACTGGAAATAAAATTTAGTTTAATGTTGAACTACTTTATGGTTTAGCATTAAACTATTATTATTATTTACTAGGGGATATGGTTTAATATTGAACTAAATAGATGGTATAGTGTTGTACTTCTTAATTGCTGTTGAGAGACTGTTATAGTATAACATAACATAATTCATAATATATCTCATTTAAATAATTCTTAATTGTATAAATAATATAATAAAATCAATAGGTTAGCATAGAGATAAGCATAATAATTTACTTGATAAGAACGTAAGGAGAACAAAAGAGGGGGGACATGGGGCAGACGGGGGGTGTACGTACGTATATATACACAATGACAGCGGGGGGTATTTTTAAAGCTGTTAACTACATTATGTAAATACGTTATATTATAACATTATCCTAAAACTAGAGGTATACCTTATCCTTTTATTATTATATTGATATTGGTGATAATGATAGACCATTATATTGAATATTATGTTAATACATTATACAGCCCCATAGAGAGCCTTTAAGTACTCCCCGGGTATATCTTAACCTGACGACAGTATGTAACTCCTCAGTGAGGCTTATTAAGCTTCTCAGAGACTAATAGTAGTTAGTCCGCCGCCGTTAAGAATTCTTTGAGTAACTTTAAGTATCTACGACAAGAAATATCTAAGCTGCTACAATTTGTCTATTGACTTAGTTTTATAATGTGATATAATATACTTAAAGTATACTTTAGGTTACTTAAAGTAACTATAAGTATTATCATCTACTAATAATAATAATATAAGTAAATACTTAAAGTATACTTAAAGTACCCCTCTTACTAGTAACGATAAGCAATACTTACTCTATACTAGTAACGATAAGGATTCTTAGTAGATGGAGATAATTCTGTCGTCCCAACTTTAGTTGTTGACACGGGGTTTCTAAAAGGTATAACTAGTCATGTCCAAACCTAAAATGTATTCCAGTGAGAGGGTACTTGAAGAGTTCTATAAGGCACTTGCTGATCAGAACGAAGGTAAACTCCGTAGGGTTCATATACCTAGATCAGACGTATTCTACATTAGAGAAGCATACTATCAACATTCAGGTACTTGGGAAACCTTAGACAGAATAGAAAGATGTATGTACCTCGAAGGTAAGCTATTAGCTAGAGACGTACTAGATCCTAAGCGTAAGAGAGACTGGGAACAATGACAAGTTTTGAAGAAGTAGATGTAGACAACAGTGGATCTATTGATAAGACTGAATGGGATGCATTAGCATTAGAAGATCGACGTAGACGATTAGATGATGAAGATGCACAACGTGATGCTCAAAGAAGAATGGCATGGTTTTGTTTAGCAGGAATGCTAGCATATCCATTCCTTGTCCTATTGTGTTCTATGATAGGTGCAGACAAAGCAGCTGATATCATAGGTTCTATGGCTTCTATTTATTTTCTATCAGTTGCTGGTATAGTTGGTGTATTCTTTGGAGTCACTAACATGAGCAAGAAAGAAGTGAAAGGTAACAACGGATGATAAATATAACTATTACTAAGGAGAGTTTAAATGGGTGCTGATCCTTTAAAACTTGCTAACCCTACAAAAAAAACTCGTGCAATAGGGAAACTTTCAGCTAAAGCAAGAAAGCAAAAGAAAGATTTAGATAAAAAGAAAAAAGCTCTAGCAGAACTTAGAGAACACAAAAAACTTGGTTGGGATGGAAAAGGTTCTAAAAAACCTGACCTGCAACTAAGAGGAAATATAATGTTTCCTACAAAAGCTTCTAAGAAAAATTACCAACCTTGGAAGAGAAAACTAGATAGGTTAGAAAAGAAACTTAAAGGTTTATAATGCTTGGATTAAACTTAATCGGTCAAGTAGCTAATCTAGCTGGTACAATGATCGAAGGCAAGACAGCTGTGAAGAAGGCTGAAGCTGAAACAAAAATGAAGATAGCTACTGGAGAACTTGATTGGGATCTAGCAGCTATGAAGGCTACAGAGAACTCGTGGAAAGACGAATGGATTACTTTACTATTCTCAATACCATTGATCCTAGCCTTCTGTGGTGATTGGGGTAATCAGATAGTACAAGCAGGTTTTACTGCTTTAGAGGTTATGCCTGATTGGTATCAGTACTCACTAGGTGGAATTGTTAGTGCTAGTATTGGTATGCGTGGTGTAAGTAAATACTTTGGGAATAAAAAATGAAAAACAATTTTGATAAATGTCTAGAGATGTTATTACATCATGAAGGTGGATACGTTAATCATCCTAGTGACCCAGGTGGTATGACTAACCTCGGTGTTACTAAAAGAGTCTATGATGAATGGATCGGCAGGGAATCTACAGAGCAGGAGATGAGAGATCTAACTCCAGCAGATGTCGGGCCAATATACAAAAAGAATTACTGGGATAGAGTTAAAGGTGATCATCTACCATCTGGTGTAGACTGGTGTGCGTTTGACTGGGCCGTGAACTCAGGTTCTGGTCGTCCAGCTAAAGCTATCCAACGTGCAGTAGGAGCTACAGCTGATGGAGCAATCGGGCCACAGACACTAGGTCTTATCCTGGAGAAAGACCCTAAGTTTATTGTGGACTACGTATATACTGTTCGTCAAGGATTCTATGAAGGCTTAGATACCTTTAAGACATTTGGTCGTGGTTGGACTAGACGAAACAAAGAAACACTAGAACAAGCATTGAGTATGATATAATGGCAGTCCCTGATCGAGTCAAAGCAACTATGAAACGTCTTAATCTTAAAGGCGTGAATAAACCTAAGCGTACTCCTGACCATGCTACTAAGTCTCATGTCGTTATGGCATCAGAGGGTGGAAAATATAAACTTATTCGTTTTGGAGAACAAGGTGCATCTACAGCAGGTAAACCTAAGTCTGGTGAATCTGATAGGATGAAGAAGAAAAGAAAATCATTTAAGTCTAGACATGCCAAGAATATTAAGAAGGGCAAGATGTCAGCAGCCTATTGGGCAGATAAGGTTAAATGGTAATGGCTAAACCTAAATCAAAATCTAGAGTAAACGAAGCAGGTAATTATACAAAACCTGCATTACGTAAGAGATTATTTAGTAAAATTAAAGCAGGTACTAAGGGTGGTAAAGCAGGTCAGTGGTCTGCACGTAAAGCACAAATGCTAGCCCTACAGTATAAAAAAGCTGGTGGAGGTTATAGAAAGACATGAAAGCTTCTCAGAAGTCACTTAAGAAGTGGACTAAAGAAAAGTGGGGAACTAAAAGCGGTAAGCCTAGTGCTAAAACAGGAGAACGTTATCTCCCTAAAAAAGCAAGAGAAGCTTTAACCCCAGCAGAATATGCAGCTACTAGTGCAGCTAAACGTAAAGGCACAGCAGCAGGAAAACAATTTGTAAAACAACCAAAGAAAATTGCAGAAAAAACTAAAAAATTTAGAGCTTCGAAAGGCGGACTTACTATGAAAAAAGGTTATCACAAAATGCCTGATGGCACAATGATGAAGGATTCAGACATGAAGAAAAAGTCTGGGTATATGCACGGTGGTATGGCTAAACCTAATAAAGGTATGAAAGCCTTAAAGAAAGCTGCACCTAAAGTAGCTAAGAAAATGGGTTATAACAAAGGTGGCATGGCTAAATGCGGTGCATCTTATAAAGGATAAATAGATAATGAACTTTGAGGATTATAAAGAACCGTTAGAAGAGTGTGGTTACTTAGTAACTTCTGAAAACGTCACTACTAAAATGGGTGATGTACTAGCTGCTTTAGATCCTTATGGTTCTTATTGGTGTACTGATTCCAGAGTACAAGAGATATTATCTTCTGTCGTAACTAAAAAAGTACGTGCTCGAACTAAGTCGGGGCATTTTGTAAAGGATGATCCAACAACTCCTGAGAATGAAGCTTGGACAACAAAGACTGTAGGAAGTAAAGATTAAATGGTTGAAACAGCCTACTCTACAGCTACAGAAGCAGTAACAGTAGCATCTACTACTACAGGTGCTAACGCTACTCTTGTGTATACTTGTCCACCATTTCATGATGCAACAGTGGACTTATTACACGTAGCTAATAACAATAACTCTTCTAAGAAAGTTTATCTACAGTTCTACCATAAAGATGATACTACTTATCATTATGTGCTTAAGAATCATACTATAGCAGGTAACTCAGCAGAAAACATATTTGGTGCTGGGGTATTACATCTTCATGCAGGGGATAAGATTGTTGCATATGGTGAGACAACTAATACTATGGAAGTACTAATATCTTGTAGAGAATTTTATAATCCGACACGTTAAAGCATAACGGGGTTGCATTATTATCTATAGTATGATATAACTGTTTGTGTAAAACTAGTCTTCAGTAAACTACAAATGTCTTGTAGTATCACACTGGAGAACTTATATGTTTAAAACATTTTCAATTTGGCTTAGAGCCTTACACGATTCAATACAAAAATCACAACAGGCTAGAGCAGATTTGTGGTTACTTACACACTTAACTGATAGAGAATTAAAAGATATCGGTGTATCAAGATACGATATCAAACGGAGAATAAATGGCTCGTAACCTTACAGAAAAACAAGAAATGTTTCTTGAAGCATTATTTGGGGATGCCAGAGGTAATACCATGCAAGCAATTAAACTTGCAGGGTATGCCGAAGGTACATCTTCAGCTAGTATAATGAAAACTCTAGAAGCAGAGATTGCAGAGAGGACTAAGAGTCTTATAGCTACTCGTGGTCCTCAAGCTGCATACTCTATGCTAGACGTAATGGAAAACCCAACTGACTTGGGTAATAAAGAAAAGATGGCAGCTGCAAAAGATCTACTAGATCGAGCTGGCTTTGTAAAAACAGATAAGGTTGAGGTTAAAGCAGAGAGTCCTTTGTTTATATTACCTCCTAAATCAGATGAAGACTAATAAAACTTGGCAGTTACCTAAGCCAGAAAAAGCTGAAGGTGAGTTTGATTGGCTACCAGTAGTAAGAGTAGGTAGAGTTATACCATTTGGCTATAGACAAGACCCCAATGACTCTGATATACTGTTACCAATCCCAGAAGAGTTAGAATTATTCGAACAAGCTAAGAAGTATCTTAAGCAATATAGCCTACGTGAAGTTTCTAATTGGCTAAGTGCTACTTCAGAACGTTATATCTCTCATGTGGGTCTTATGCAGAGGGTTAAACTTGAACAAAAACGTAAGAAAGAAGCTTCAATCCAACGCTTCTATGCAGAAAAGTACAAAAAAGCCGCAGAAAAAGCGGAAAAGCTCGAAAGACAACGTATCGGTGCAAGAGTCCCAAAAGGAACTAGCACCAGCGCAGGTGAAATCACCACCGATTGACGTAGAGAAAGCTACAAGGAACATAATCTTTGAACCTAACGAAGGTCCACAGACAGATTTCCTAGCATCTACAGAACAAGAGGTACTTTATGGTGGTTCTGCTGGGGGTGGCAAGTCATATGCTATGATTGCTGACCCTGTACGCTTTCTAAACAACCCTCATGCAACTATGTTGCTAGTACGTAGAAGTACAGAGGAGTTAAGAGAGCTTATATCTGTATCTAAACAACTATATCCCAAAGCAATACCTGGGATTAAGTTTATGGAAAGAGATAAAACTTGGATTGCACCATCAGGTGCGACATTATGGATGTCATATCTAGATAGAGATGATGATGTAATGAGATATCAAGGTCAGGCCTTTAATTGGATTGGCTTTGACGAGATGACACAGTGGCCTACACCGTATCCTTGGAACTATATGCGTTCAAGGCTACGTACAACTAAACAATCGGGTCTACCTCTCCACATGAGAGCAACATCCAACCCAGGTGGCCCAGGTCATCAATGGGTAAAGAAGACTTTCATCGACCCTGAAGTACCTAATAAGGCTTTCTGGGCTACAGATCCTGAAACAGGTGATGTTATTGAGTGGCCTAAAGGTCATAGCAAAGAAGGTGAACCATTATTCAAACGTAGGTTTATACCTGCTACTTTGTTTGATAATCCTTACTTAGCTGATGATGGTATGTACGAGGCAAATCTACTGTCGTTACCTGAGCATCAGCGAAGGCAGTTACTTGAAGGTGATTGGGATATTAATGAAGGTGCAGCCTTCCCAGAGTTCAACAGACAAATACATGTAATTGAACCATTTGATATTCCCGATAACTGGCCTAAGTTTAGAGCATGTGACTATGGTTATGGTTCGTATACTGGAGTTGTTTGGATAGCAGTATCACCTGATGAACAACTGATTGTTTATCGAGAGATGTATGTATCTAAAGTTATTG